CATGCACTGACATAAAAACGAAGACAGGTCTTCGCTTACAACCTTTGTTGTTACAAAGTTATTTAGATCCATCACTCTTTGTTAATGTTGAAGTTAAGAAAACTTCGGATCCGTTTGTTGCCTTGCCCTCTGTCTTAGTGACCACTAGGACTCCAGTCTCTCCCAGGATTTCAAAGACGTAATTGTATTCGTTGGCTCCTCCATCAAGAACCCGGCTCACGAGTAAACTCTGCCGTGGTATCTTGCCCTGTCTATTGGCAATATACTCGACAACCCTACGTTGTTTGGTTTGATGATCAGACTCACCCAGTTCCCGGTTGAACAAGAACCGAGTACATTGTTCAGCATAAAGGCACATGCTGACACCAGACATGATAGCCGCTTCGCTGAGAAGTGAAGTATTTGAATCTATCAAGAATTGAGATAACAATCCAACCTTTATAACGCCCGGACTCCACCGCTTGACAAACGGATCTAGGACCTTCTGTTCCTTGATAGATTCTGACTGCAACCGCTTGAAGAGTGAGTCGTGGTAGTGGGTAAAAGCCCTCTCCGCTTCCGGTGAAAACTCGTACTCCAACGGCACGGTCATCTCGTCAAGTTGATGGTATATCTCGCTGAGAAGATAGTATGAATTCAGATCCTGGATCTTGGTCTGTATCTTCGGGAGCGCAGGTGGTATCACATCCTTGGGTGGTGGCCTGAACAACAGAAACCTAGCCAGAAACCCAGATCCCGCGTCGTCTTTGCCGATCATCCCCTGCAAAAACTCCACGGTCGATACCCCAGATATACAGACATGAGGCCGATAGATTATCTTGGACCCCTTGCCTCTCGTCACATCCTCAAAGTATTCCGGGACATCATATAGCTCGGTAATATGCTGCCGAAATCCTTTGTTGTGACTGGTGTCAAGCCCTGCCAACCATGCACCGAACTCAGACAGCAACCAGACACCACCACCCGTTGACTCTAGCCGGTCTATACAGGCTTCCCAGGATGCTTTCCCTGGCATAATCCTGCGCTGACTATTAATACGGTCAATGAATTCTATCTTCTCGACGATCTCAGGATCATCATCAGCATAAGCATCACCATCCTGCATGATCTTCAGTTCAGCACGAGCGTCTGAAATTTGTGTAAGCAGGGTGCCCTCTCGCTCTCGCAGTCTCTGCGCTCCAACATTCAATGCGGTAGTCTTGTAGCTACCAGACTCACTGATTGATAGACACCAAAGATTACCGTAGAGAGGAACAAAATAGGTGGGCGTGGTGACGGTCAGGTTCAAGCCTGCCTGGGCACCAAGGGCGGTCAATGCGGTCGCACCGATAATGATCCCGCTTGCCTCAGTCAGTCTGCTTGTGTCCTGGATGTATTCGCGCAGTATGGGTGGGAGATGAGAGTCGTCAAACTCATCTGGCTCCTCGGCCTTTAGGATACTCTTGCACAACTGCTCCAGTTCACCAGGCCTTGGTCCTGGGATCTCAGTCCTCTGTCTCTCCTTTAATGCGGTGGACCGACTGGCAAACAACTGGTACACCTTGACTGGTGGAGAGAGCGCAGAACATATTGACTCGATAGAGCAACCTGCATGACAGGTCATGAGAATCTTGCCACCCTCCATGGCCAGACTGAGCGACGATCTTCTGTCATCATGAGCGGGACAAATAGCATTGTATTCCTCTCCGCTTTTACTGACAGACCTCAGCCCTGAGATGATCCCATTAAACGTATCATGCAGGTCATTGGTTTCTACCTGTGGTGGCCTGTCGAAGTCTATCTTGTTCTTCTCAAGCTCTTCCCACCAACCATCTACTTCATCGGGTTCATAGTCAGAAGAGAAACCCTCGAGCGCACTGAACATCTCGGAAGAAAGACCATCCTTGTCTATCCCGAGCTTGACCCTCTTCTCAATAACATCCGACAGGTCGGCACCATGCTTCACATCCTCTTCCAGGAACGTGGTGTAAAGCTTCTTAGAATCCAGTATCTTTACATGCGTGGTGCCGTGGAGATTCTTAGCCATCTCTTCAGCAAACTCACGCCCAGGCTCGTCGTAGTCCGGCACAACCCAGACCTTCTTGAACCCACTAAAATATTTTTGGATGAAGTCAGGCTGCCTCTTGAGTAGAGGCTTCAAGGCCTTAGCACCACCAGCTATACATGTGGCAGGCAGGCCAACCTTGGTGATGAGATTGTCAACGTCCTTCTCCCCTTCGACGAAGATAACCGCAGGCTTGTCATGAATTAAATCTAATCGGTAGGGAACCTGTTGGACCCCATCCCAGTTCCATATATCCTCGCCATTCGTACCCTTCCTCAGTCTCCTGAACTCTTTGCCCGGGAATCTGATGACTTGGTAGAGGCTCCTGCCGTTAGCGTCTTTGTATTCGTAGACCGCTTCTGAACCTTGCATTCTTTACCCCCAATCTTTTCAATTATTACGTTAGCATATCCTTGTTTTCCAGGATCAATTCCTCTTCTGACTGCCCTAACATCATCGACTTGAAAGTCGTCACTGTACACAAAACCTTGTAGGGCATCGAGAATGGGTTTGATTCTGTTATCAACGTCAAATTTACGCCGTGTTTTAGCGTGTAATAGAATTGTGATCCGTATTTTGTCTTCATCTTGAAACACCAATCCAGGTTCGGGAAACAGCCGCTTGACCGCCTCCCGAAATAATCTAGTCTCCTTAGTAACGTAGGTCCACCCCCGCCAGTCAGACCGCCACTGAGAGTTGAGACTCGGTGGCCACGGGAGTTTGATCCTCACCTGTGAGCCATGATGGTTCTATATAATTATGAAAAGGAAGACTCTTACAAACCTCTGGGTTGATGGACAAGTACAACGAGCCGTTCTCCCATATCCTGGGGTCATCAAACAAAGCTACCTGATCTTCCCACACCACGGCCAAAGTATTGAACTCGTTCTTGGTCCGGGAAAAATTTGCTTTGTTACGCTCGTAGCTACTAGGCTTATACTTGTAGTTGACTGTTCCACCACCACCAGAGTTGCCACTGAGAAAGGTGACTATAATGCAGTCCTGACGGAAACCATCTGGTCCACGCTTGTCAATCTTTCTCCTGGCTTTCTTAACCTGAATAAGTCTAACATCATCGTCTCGGATCGCAACTAAATCTTGGACTGGTTGCTGACCCCAGGCCGGAATGAAGGTGCTGTATCCGTACTTCGCAAACTCAACCTCGACTCTGCGTTCACAGACAGCACCCTTCCAACTGTTAGCGTTATTAGAATGGGATGTCGTCTGACTTTCCATCCGTATCACTAGCAGGTTCTGCTGACTTAGCTTGACCCATTGGTACAACGTCCAAGATTTCGTTGTAGCCACGAGCGTTAGGACCGTACTCGACGGTGACAAACTTCCCTGCTATGTCGTGGAAGTCTTTCATCTGGGTAATGCCCAGAGCCTTGGCAATCTTTGCCACCTTGGACCGGCTCACTCCATCGCGTTTCTTACCATCGACGGAATCCTGGTTGTTAAGCCAGAGATAAAGGGTGATCCAGTCCCCTTCATACTCACCATCGAGTATCTCGAGAGGCAGCATCTGCTGTTTGAACCCCTTCTTGTCTGGATAGACGTTAGGGCGGATCAACTGCACCTGGACATCGTATGTCCCTGGTGGAATCTTCCTCTTTTCCCGGGTTGGAGCAGGGCTCGTTGCCTCTTCCTCGACGTTGTCGATAACAAAAGAGGTACTATGTTCCTGTACTATTTCCTGCATCATTCAGTCTCCTTTGTGGCAGGTTTCTTGGATTGGACACGAGACTCCTGCACCAGGCGGAAGTACGTCTCCAGGTCAGCCGGACGAATTTCCGACGGTAAACTATAGCGGTTCTTACACTCCACACCCATAGTGGCTGAAGTGTACAAGACACGGTCGTCAGTCTTGACTCCACGCTTGTCTTGCTTGCCGAAGTCCCCAGTCCTCGTCACCACCTTGGTGAAAGGAGCCAAGAATAATACTGAGTCAGCCCACTCTTGCAGGTCGGCAGACACATTCTTGTTTAACTTCAGCGAGTTAGAATCGTATGGCTCCAGGTGGGGCTTGTCGATCCTGACAATCTTGGAGTGGCAGACAATGATGGGCGTGATACCCTTGTCCTCGGACAACTTAGTTATGGCTGACCACAACTGCCACATCCGACCACGCAGGTACGACGTACCCTTGCCGTATCCACCACCGACGGTCTCCAGAATCCACTCCTTATGCTCATGGCACACGGACGAAATCGCGAGACGCTCCACGGCATCAGCAGCATCTATCACAAGATACTTCCGGTCGTGTTTCTCGGTGTACAATTTCCTGAGAAAATTAACTATCGAGTCAAAGCTCTCAGCATTATGTTTGTGCGGTTCCTTCTCCGTATTACTCGGCTCCACAGGAATAGCATCAAACACCCACAGGTCCCCGTTCTTAGCGAGAACTTCTTCAGCCCCGTTGTCCGTGTTAATCATCACGGTTTGAGGCAGGGAGCAAGCAGTGGTCGTCTTACCAGACCCTGGCTCCCCAAAGAGAACAGTTTTACTAGGCCTGTCCTTCGCCTTGGTTCTAACACCATCTAACATTTAGTCTCCTATCAAGAGATCATCTAAATTTACGCTTCCCCAGTCATTCATCTGAATTACTTTTGAGCGTTGTTTCCACCGCTTGATACCTGCATCTATATCATCCAAGTACCAACGATCACCACATGCTAAACAATAGAGGTGGTCTGCCCTCTTATTGTTGTTTGCTAACCACCAGACCGTGCCACGGCCATGGTCCTTGTCGAAGCACCAGAACATTCCGTTATCGTCACGGGTGTATCCGAGCTCCGTAAACCTGGCCACGATTTTCCTGTCTCTGCGCCTTGCATCGACAGCCTTCTGCCCCCAGTAGGACTTATTCCAAATGCTTACGTTTCTGTTCATACTGCCTAATCAGTTGTTCAGTCAGTTCCAGGG